CAGCATGTGCAGCAGAGTGCCGAGAGCCGCTGCGAGCGCATCGCTTTGGTTGGCAGCAGAGGGGAAAGTGTCAGTCAAATGGTGGAGAGAGCCAAGACCCTGAACTGTGAACGTATGGTGCTGGTCGGCCCCGATGTGCTGAACGAGCAGGGCAACGAGATTTCCTCTGTCTGCGGCGCAGCGGCACTGGCCGGTGTCATCGCCGCCAACAGCGATCCCGCCGTACCCTTAAACGGCGTGAGTCTGAAGGGGCTGAGCGGCCTTTCCAAACGCTTTAACGACAACGAGATCGACGCATTGGTACAGGGCGGCGTGACGCCTTTGGAGGCAGTAGGGGGCGTTATTTCTCCTGTGAGGAATGTTACCACCCGCAGTGAGACCGGCGGTGAGGCAGATGCGACCTGGAGAGAACTGACCACGATCCTGATCGTGGATGAGGTGATCCCTTCTATCCGCCGAAGCCTGAAAAGTCGCTTTGTCCGCAGCAAGAACACACCCCAGACCCGCAGCGCCGTACGCTCACAGGTCATTGTGGAGCTGGAAAGCAAACAGGCGGCAGAAATCATCGACGGTTACGGAGAGGTGAAGGTCAGCGCTATGGACGGCGATCCCACGGTATGTCTGGTGGAATTTGACTTTTCTGTGGCCCACGGCCTCAACCAGATTTATCTGACGGCCCACATCACGGTGTAAAGGAGGAAGAGCAGAATGCAAATTGCAGGATTTCCCACCAGCAGTGATATTTATCTGGAGGTAAATGGCAAGAAGGTGGCGGTGGTGCAGAGCTATACCGCCAAGACCACCAAGACCAGCCACTCCATCGAGGCCTTCGGCCAGGCGGAGCCTGTGGCCACCATTGCAGGCAGACCCGTGTATTCTCTGGAGCTGACGCGTCTGTATGCCACGGATGAGGCCATCACCGACGGCATCAGTTTTTATGATCTGACAGACTTTACCCTGGTTATCTGCAAGCCTGACCGCAATGTGATTTACAGCGGCTGCAACTGGAGTCAGATCAGTGAGGAAGGTCGTCTGGAGAGTACCGTGGCAGAGAAGATCGGTGTTCTGGCCAGCAAGCGTGTGGAAGTGAGAAACTGATGGATAGGGCGCTGCTGAATTTTTTGGCCTCACCCAGAGAGAGGGAGATCTCTCTGGGCGAGGTGAAGGGAGTGCTGCGGCTTCTGCCGGCGGCGAAGCTGCTGGAAATCCGCAGGAAACTAACGGAGTTTTCCGCTGACGAACAGGAACAGGCTATGCTGGGAGACGCCATGGTGGTGGCAGAGAGCCTTTATGTGGATGGACAGCGGGTGTTTGAAAGCGGGGAGCAGCTTTTAAACTGCTGCAGTGTGCAGCAGCTGCAGGAACTGACGGAGGCTTATGTGGCTTTGGATAAAGGCTGCGGCATCGGGGTGGACAGTCCCCGGGAGGAGCTGGAAGCGCTAAAAAAAGCCTGAAGCACACGCCGTACGAGCGGCTGAAATGGCGTGTGCTGAAACAGTTTGGTGTGCTGCCCGGAGAACAAAAGGCCAAAGAAATGACCGACCGGGATTACCTCTATTGTTTGCTGCAGCAGTGGCTGGACGCAGAAGAGGAACTGGAGGGCCTGTGCCCTGCCTGCCGGGAGCGGGCTATGGAACAGCGCTGCAGCACCTGCGGCACACTGCTGGGGGACACGGCGGCGGCTGTCAACAGCAGTTTTGACACGCAGCGCTTCCAGCAGTTGAGAGGAGGAAACGGTGGAGTATCTGAATAAACTGCTGCAGCAGTGCAGAGAGCACTGGCAGCAGCTGTGGAGAGGAGACGAGGTTTCCCTGCCGGAGCGGTGGGGAGGCAGTGTTTCCCGACAGATGGAGAAAAAAACCGTCCGGGAACCGGAGGCGATGACGCAGCAGACAGCGTTGGAACTGCAGGAGGAAGCGGCGGTATCCGGAGCGGTTTTCGTAACGGAGGAGAGCCGGGAAAAAGCGGTAGGAGAACTTTCGGCGCAGGAGCGCCGGCTTCCTTTGCCAAGCAGGGCGTTGGTAAAGGAAGCGGAGGAGTTTACACTTGCAGTTCCGGCGGAGACTTTGGCCGGGGGAGCCTATCTGCAGCGGGCGATGCGGCAGCTGGAGCGCGGAAGCGGCGCTATGCGTCGGGAACAGAGCATTGTGATCTGTCAAAGTGCAGTGCCGGATGAGGAAAACACCACCCCGGCGCTGGAAATCTCCCGCCTGTTTGAAAGGGACGCCCGGCGCTATGACGGTGAATTTATGCTGTACGACTGAAAGGAGAATGGGTATGGAACCGATGCGATTTAAAAACTATACCTGGCCCCACAATCCCCGCACTTACAGCATTCGCTTTGAACGGGTGCTGAAAAGTCGGAAGATCCCCTTTGGCCGCTATCAGCTGCAGAATCTGGGGCTGAGCCATCGGGTGCTGACCGGCGAAGGTGAGTTTTGCGGGCCCGGGGCTTACGAGGAGTTCAAGAAGCTGGCCACGGTGTTTTATGAGGAGACCCCGGGCCTGCTGGTGCACCCGCTGTGGCAGACCTCCCAGGCGTATTTTGTGTCGCTGCAGGTGCAGCAGACCCCGCAGCCGGATTACGTGCGCTATAGCTTTGCCTTCTGGGAGGAGCGCAGTGGAGAGGCGGCGCTGCAGGAGGCCGATACGGCCTCTAAGCCGGGGCGCTGCCACACGGTGGCGGAAGGAGAAACGCTGTGGCATTTATGCCGGGAGTACGGGCTGGAGCTGGAAGAACTTCTGGCGCTGAATCCCCAGATCAAAAACCCCAATCTGATCCGGCCGGGAGAGCAGGTGACGGTGGTGTGATCAAAGGCGTGCTGAAAACCTATGACGGCAGAGAGCACAAACTGCCGTCCCTGCTGGAATGGGAACTGTGTCTGACCGGTGGTGTGCCCTGTGACAGCTTCCGGGTGAAGACGGTGCTGAGCGATGAACTGAGAGGTGTTTTGCCGGATGTGACACGTTTTTTGGTGCTGCAGAACGGCGAGACTGCGTTTCAGGGTGTGGTGGATGAATATGAGATTTCCTGGGATACCAGCGGTGAAAGCGTGACGGTCAGCGGACGAGGTATGGCGGCGCTGCTGCTGGACAACGAAAGCGAGAGAAAGACCTATCAGAATCCCACGATGCAGGAAATCGTCAATAACCACGTGCTGGATTTTGGTGTTGCGCTGGAAGGTGCCGTGCCGGCTGTGGCGGGAGAGAGCAGCTATGTGGTGGAAAGCGGCAGCAGCCAGTGGAAGGCCCTGAGCGGCTTTACTTCTTTTTATGGCGGCTTCGTGCCGCATTTTACCCCTACGGGAAGGTTGTGTCTGCGGACAGCGAGCGGAAAAAAGGTGCTGCTGGGGGACGGCGAAGCGGTGCTGCAGCTGCGAAAAAAAGAGAAGCGCTACGGCATTTTGTCAGAGGTGCTGGTGATCGACAAAAGCAGAAAGCTGCGCCAGAGTGTGCAGAACACAGATTTTATCCACCGGGGCGGCAATTGCCGCCGGGTGGTGTATATGCCGGGGCGCAGCAGTTTTGCAGCCATGCGTTATACCGGGGAATATCAGATCCGGCAGTCGGAGAAAGAACGGCTGGAGATCGAAATAACGCTGGGGCGCAGCTTTGCTGCCTTTCCCGGAGATGAGGTGGAGCTGAAGCTGGAACGCTGGGGCGTTTCCGGCGTTTTCAGGGTACAGGAGGCGGAAAGCCGAATGGACGGCAGCGGCGAGAGCTGTCGGCTGATTTTGAAGGAAGGGTGAGCGGATATGTGGCTTTCAGGGAAACTGATGGCACCTAACCGTAAAAAACAGGAGGAGACCCAGGCGGATCTGGGCGTGACCACCATTGGCGGTGAGCAGGTGGCGGTGATGGCCAGAGGTGAAGTGCGGGAGGTGCCTGTGTTCAGTCCCGGCGGCTACATCTGGCTGCCGGAGGCGGGGGAGACGGTATTGTTGCTGCAGGGTGGTCCCGGTAAGGCGGAGAACTGCGTGGCAGGAACCCGACAGGCCAGTCCTCTGCCGGATATGAAGAGTGGTGAGGTGTACCTGTTCAGCAAAGGCGCGGCGGTGCATCTGAAAAACAACGGCGAGGTGGTGGTGTCTGCCAAGCGGGTGCTGCTGCAGGCCGGAGAAGTGGAGATCACAGGGGATCTGACGGTGAACGGGCTGATCCACGGAGATCTGGCGGAAGAGTGAGAGGAATAGGAATATGCTGAAAATAGCAAACGGAGATTATCTGCCGGATGAGCTGGGGAGACTGCAGCGGCTGCAGGGAGACGAGGCTTTGCTGCAGAGGGTGCTGTTTCGCCTGACTGCCCGCAGAGGCGGGCTGGTATTTTTGCCGGAGTTGGGCAGCGAACTGTATCGACTGGGAAGTGCTAAACCGGGACAGCGCCGGGCGCTGGCTTTGCAGTATGTGACCGAGGCGCTGAAAGAGGAACCGGTGGCGGTGGAGGATGTAACGGTCAGTCCCTCCTCCGCAGGGCTTTTGAAGGTAACGGTATTGCTGCGGAAAGGGACGCAGCCTCTGCGCGTGGCAGTGACGGTATAAACGAAGGAGTGGGACGATGAAAACAGTGGATGAGATCTATCGGCAGATGCTGGAGGTCTTTGAGAAAAAGACAGGACTGACGGCGGAGGACGGCTGTGATCTGGCGGCGCGGCTTTACGCCGCCGCAGGACAGATCCAGGCGCTGCTGGCCCAGAGTCAGTGGGTATTAGAGCAGAGCTTTCCCCAGACGGCAACGGGGGAATTTCTGCAGCGCCACGCCTGGCTCAGAGGCGTGGAGAAGGCGCGGGGCAGCTGCGCCCGGGGTGTGCTGCGCTTTTTCGTACCTCAAGCGGTGAAGCAGGATCTTTCCGTGCCGGAAGGAACGGTGTGTATGACCGTGGAGGGCAGGCGTTTTACCACCACGGAAACGGCGGTACTGCCGGCAGGCGAGCTTTGGGTGGATGTGCCTGCCCGGGCGGTGGAAATCGGCAGTGGCGGCAATGTCAGAGCGGAAACGGTGATTTGCTTTTCTGCTGCGCCGGTGGGCATTACCGCCTGCAGCAATCCCGAAGGCTTTTGGGGCGGTGAGGACGAAGAAACGGACGAAGAGCTGCGCCGCCGGATACTGGAAACGTATCGGCGTTTGCCTAACGGCGCCAACGCGGTGTTTTATGAACAGCAGGCTATGAATCACCCGGAGGTAGCCCGAGCCGTGGCAGTGGGCCGGGCCCGCGGTATCGGTACGGTGGATCTGTACATTGCCAGTGAGGGAGGGATGCCGGAAGAGGCTCTGTGTCGGGAAGTGGCACAGAAACTGGAGAGTATGCGGGAAATTGCCGTGGATCTGCAGGTGAAGGCACCCCAGGAAGAGACGGTGAATGTTGCTGTATCGCTGGAAATTGCTGCCGGGAAGGATGCAGAAGCGGTGGTGCAGGCGGTAGAGGAGAAACTGCATGGTTATTTTACCGGGGCGCTGTTGGGCCAGAGGATCCTGCTGGCGGAACTGGGACGGCTGGTGTATGAGACCGAAGGCGTTGCAAACTATCATATTCTGGAACCGGTGTCTGACATAGAACCCGCTGCTACGGCGCTGCCTGTGCTGAAGAGCCTGTCGGTGACGGCAGAAAGCGGGGTTGAGGTGTGATGAACAGTTACGGCGATCTGCTGAAGGAACTGCTGCGTCCTTTGGGAATCTATCGGCTGGAGGAAAGCATCAATGCCGCGGAACTGGAGAGTATGGGTCAGGCGATGGATGCTGTGGCGGAAGTGCTGGACATCGGCGAAAAAGAAGCCCTGATCGCCACGGCGGAGGCAGAAGGCCTGCGAAACTGGGAGAGTCTGTTTGCCCTGAAAGGGGTGCGCCGCTCCCTGCAGGAGCGGCGTGAGGCTTTGGCGGGGCTTTGCTGGATCGATCTGGACTGCCTGACTCTGCCGCTTTTAAACCGCTGTCTCTGTGGCTGCGGGATTGCCGCGCAGGTGGAGGAGACGGAGAGCTATGGTGTGGTGAGGGTGTCCTTTCCCGGCACTATGGGTGTACCGGAGGATTTTGAGCAGATCCGGGGTGTGATCCTGGATATTATCCCCTGTCATCTGGAAACAGAGTTTTTCTTCCGCTACATCAGCTGGCAGGATTGTCACGCGGCGCAGTGGACCTGGCACCGGATGGAAGAAGAAACCCATAGCTGGCAGAGCTTTCAGGTGGCGGTGTGACAGATGAACGAAGAACAACTACAGATCAAGCTGGCAGAGACGGAAGCCAGGGCCCGATCCAACACCAAACGACTGGATCGGCTGGAGAGCCGACAAAACGAATGGGAAAAGCTGGCCACCTCGGTTTCGGTGATGTGTCTGGAGCAGGAGCATATGAAGCGCGACCTGCAGGAGATCAAGATGGATGTGAAAAGTCTGGCGGGGAAGCCGGGGCGCAAGTGGGAGAGTCTGATGGACCGGATCCTGTTTGTGCTAGCGGGAGCGCTGGTGGCCTGGTTTCTGGCACCCTGGGGGCTGTGAGTATGGCGGGAAAAGGAAGAAAAAGCTTGTGCCGGCTTTGGCACAGACTTTCCGCTGTGCCGCACCTGTTTGCCAAAACAGTCATAGTCTATTGTGTAGGTTTTGTAAGCTTTTGCTGTCTATGGAGCTTGCGCATTGCCAGCCGTACCGGGATCCTGGTAGAGGGTCTGCTGCTGGCTGTGATGGGGTTTTTCGGAGGAGAACTGCTGCTGTTATGCTTGAAAACCATCTTTGGCAGCAGAAGGAAAGAAGGAGAATTATGAGGAGAACATTGGCAGAAAAACTGGGATCCACCAAGCTCTGGTGTGCGGCAGCGGGAATTCTGCTGGGCCTTGCTCTGGCGCTGGGAGCCGATGAAAACAGTATCCGAACTCTGGCGGGAGCCGTGACGGCTCTGGTGTCCGCGGTGACCTATATCCTGGCGGAAAGCGCCGTGGACAAGGCTGCGGCAGAGGGAAGAACGGAATGATGGAGGTCATGACCATACCCTGTCATCCCACCAATTACCGCAGGGGGCGTGTTTCTCCGGTGCGCTATGTGGTGATCCACTATGTGGGGGCTCTGGGCGGAGCGGAGGACAATGCCCGCTATTTTGCCGGTGCGGGGCGGGGTGCCTCTGCTCATTTCTTTGTGGGATTTGCAGGCGAAGTTTTTCGCAGTGTGGCGGAAGAGGACAGCGCCTGGCACTGCGGCGGCGGAAGACAGGGCTCCAGCGGCGGAGCCTTTTTCGGGCGCTGCCGTAACGATAACAGCATCGGCATCGAGCTGTGCGTACGAAAGAGAGATCCTTCCAGCCTGTCGGGAGAGGACCGGGACTGGTATTTTGAAAAAGCCACCCTGGAAAGTGCCGCCCGACTGACGGCGGAGATGTTAACCCGCTATGACATTGGGATTGATGGGGTGATCCGTCACTATGACGTGACGGGAAAAATCTGTCCCGCCAGCTTTGTGCAGGACGAGGAGCAGTGGCAGGCATTTTTGGAGGAAGTGAAAAAGCAGATGCGATATCAGACAGTGGAACAGGTGCCCTCCTGGGGCAGAGAAACTGTTGAAAAACTGATCGGCAAGGGGTATCTGACGGGCAGCGGGCTGAAAGATGCCCAGGGGCGCCCGGCGGATTTGAACCTGACGGAGGATATGCTGCGCCTGCTGGTCATCAACGACCGGGCGGGGTTGTATCCCTGAAGAAGGGGAGAGCAAACCCTTGGAGGTTGCTGCAGAAGAGGATAAAAAAGGACCTGCTGACGAAAGTCAGCAGGTCCTTTTGCTTTTTCAAATGAGGCTTTATTTGCCCAGCTTGCGCTGAACGAGCTTCACGATCTCCACCACGGGGATGACCACGATGGCCAGCACCAGGGCGATGGCGTACTCGGTCAGGCCGATGGGGGTGAAGCCGAAGGCGTTGGCCAGGAAGGGGATCTCCAGTACGGCGGTGGTCAGCAGCAGGGAACCGATCATAGCAGCCCACAACACCTTGTTCTGGGTCTTGAGGCTGAAGATGGACTTGCGCTGAGAGCGCAGGTTGAAGGAGTGGAAAATCTCGCACATACTCATGGTCAGGAAGGCCATAGTCATACCGTGTTCGGAAATGCCCACGGGCATAGCGAAGTGACCCACTTCAAAGCTGTTGCCGATGATATAGGACAGAATGGTCAGCACCGTTACCAGAATACCCTGATAGATGATGTCGCCGAACAGGCCGCCGGCGAAGATGCCTTCCTTGGAATCACGGGGAGGACGGTTCATCGTATCGGGCTCGGCCTGCTCCATACCAAGGGCCAGGGCAGGGAAACAGTCGGTGACCAGATTGATAAACAGCAGGTGTACGGGGTTGAGCAGGGTAAAGCCCAGCAGGG